ATGAGTGTTTTTCTATACTTCAAAATGCTTAGAAATATAGTATTTATACGGATAATCAAAAATTAGATATAAAATTTTGCTTAAATAACGATGAATTTAAAATGGATGTTTGTGCATGATTGCTGTCTCTACCCTTGTCGGTAGAGTGGATTGAAACGCTATCTCCTTTCTTTGGAATTGAAAACAGATACGGTCTCTACCCTTGTCGGTAGAGTGGATTGAAACCTCTTGTTACCTTGCTATTCTCATGTCCGAGGCGTCTCTACCCTTGTCGGTAGAGTGGATTGAAACAAAACCGGATATCCTAATACACGGTAGCCCGTGCGTCTCTACCCTTGTCGGTAGAGTGGATTGAAACATTATGGAAAACATTTCAAAATCCGGTATCATAGTCTCTACCCTTGTCGGTAGAGTGGATTGAAACAACCTGGTCAATCCTGAAAATTCCGACAGTTGGAACGTCTCTACCCTTGTCGGTAGAGTGGATTGAAACGTCGTATAGATTCATTACTATCTCAAAGGGACTGGTCTCTACCCTTGTCGGTAGAGTGGATTGAAACACCCATTCAATTACGGTTTGTTCGAAAATCTCCCCGGTCTCTACCCTTGTCGGTAGAGTGGATTGAAACACGTATCAAGCGTGGACAGAAGATGGTAACATCTGTCTCTACCCTTGTCGGTAGAGTGGATTGAAACATTCGTGAAAATTGTGATATGTTCAAAAGAGCAGGTCTCTACCCTTGTCGGTAGAGTGGATTGAAACGCTGACGGGGTCATGAGTGTCGATTGGCTGTCGGTGTCTCTACCCTTGTCGGTAGAGTGGATTGAAACACCGACAGGAATTTGCCAACGGGAAAACGGCACATAGTATCTATCCTCGTCGGTAGAGTGGATTGAAACGCACGTTCAAGCATTGCAAGGTATGTATTTCGGTGTCTACCCTTGCCGGTAGGAGGAGCTAGAAAATGAAAGGAATAGTGAGTTATTTGTCGCGAGAGATTTGATATTAGACGTAGTACAGCGAAAACCCCCGCAATTTTGAATACGAGGGTTTCGTTGTTTTTATAGTTATCTAAAGGAATGAGAGTAAAGTGCGGCAACCGGAATATCCGGCTGCGTTTACTTTATGAGGGGGGAGATAGTTGTGTGTTAATCAACTATCTGACTCTTAGTATAATGCGCAAATGTGACAAAAGTATGATGAGTCCATAAAAAGAATGGAAAATTTCTTAAGCGATTATTAAAAAATAATTGAATTCCTATGTAGCTATACATAATCTGTATTTTTGCTGTCATACTAATATAGAGGTGATAAACGTGGATAAAAAAGAACAAGAACAGCAGAACAGGCAGAAGAATCTGAACAAGTTTAATAATATAACTGAAAAAGTAAAACCGGAGAATCAGAATCAAAACCACAATGCCAGAAAAGAAGCAGTGGATGTGAAACTAAGGCAAGTTTAGCAAAAGGGCAAAAAACCGAAAAATCCTCAGACCGAAGTCTGAGGATTTTTTTGTTTCTATAGTTATCTAAAGGAATGAGAGTAAAGTGCGGCAATCGGGAAAACCCGATTGCGCTACTTTATGAGGGGGGAGATAGTGAGTGTTAATCAACTATCTGACTCTAAGTATAATGATAAAATGTGGCTAAAATATGATGAGTTTATAAAAGAAAAAGAAAGAATCTTAACCATTTCTTAAATTAATTATTTCACAAAGTTTTTCCTGAGTTTACAAGGATTCTTATAAAAAATCCCTCAACCATGCGGATTTGAACAAGGTTTCATAAGATAAAATGAAGCAACAAAAAATACAAAATAATCATTATTAATAGAAACGGTTTACAACACGTTTACAACAAATTAATGGGTAACTGTATCTTCTCAATTTCTTTCCGCAAGTCCTCCAGTTCTCGGTGGCCATATACCCGATTCGTGATATCCGAGAAGGAATGCCCGAGCATCCGCTTCCTATCATTTTCATTGACGCCATATTTTTCGCAGAGCGCAGAGAAAGTATGGCGGCAGTCGTGTGGGGTGTGTTTTTTGATTCCTAGCGCATTGAGCCGCTCATACATGGCAGTTCGGAACTTATATGGAGAAATACTCATTAAAGAGCCATCTCGTCTTAAACGGCGTTTTACGAGTCCGTAAATTGAGCTGTGGATTGGTACAACACGGTTCTTTCCTGCTGTTGTTTTAATTCCACCCTGAAAATATTTCTCTTTCAAATTAATATCTAACGTTTTATAGGCAGAAAAACGAAATCCGGAGTAGCACATAATTAAAATCATCTCCGTGGCTGGATGGTCTTTATCGTTCCAGAGTTTTTCCAATTCAGACTCAGTAAAGGCTTCGCCATGTACATCATCATCTTCCTTCTCTATCTTCACATAATCCGCATAATTACGCTCACACAAGTTGTTGGGAATCGCATAGTTGTATATCTGATGAAACAGGGTGACAATGAGTTCGAGGGAGGCGTGCTTCAGCGGACAGGCATCTATCACGGCCTGCAAATCATCCAGTGTCAGATTGGCAAATTCCCGGTCGTGCAGAGACTTTGTGTTTTTGAATGCGGCGCACATGCTCTGCTCCATAGAACTTTTCTTTTCCCGATGTCCGTAAGAGCGCTTGAATTTATTCTCATAATACCGCTCAAATACCTCCTTGAATGTAGGGAGCTGCTCCCGAGGTTCTATGTTCTGAGACTGGTTATAATCTGCCAGTAGCTTTTGTATCAGGTCACTGGCTTTTTCATCATTCTTTGACTCTAGTGTACGCTCATCACCCGGGGTGTAGGTCCCGGCCCGGTAGGAAGTCAGAACCGCAAAGCCGGTTATCCAGTTCTTCACATAGCAGATTGCCGGAGGAGTTTTTGGGCGGCCAATGTCATCGACTTCGGTGGAGGGGGGATACACACCGTAGGGGTTGCGACGGTTTTTACCGAGGTAACGGATCTGACCATAACCATTTGGGAGCTTTGGGTATTTTTTTCGTTTTGCCATTAGTCATCTTCCTTTCTTTGTGCGACATCGCACATTTTGGGGCATAAAAATAACAGCCACCGAAAATATGTTTCGATTGCAAAGCTGTTCCGAAGATGATACAATATATACGTGAGTTATTGTCTGCTCTTCGGAGTTGACATTGTGTTGTGAGGCCGTCCGGTATTCCAGTACCGGGCGGTTTTTATTTATTTAAAAGCATTTTTTACATGGTTCATAATGCCATGATTGAGCTTCTGAAAGAGTTACTTCACGTGCAGTGTTTGGGTTCATTCTTCCACAATTTGGTATGCGATGATATTTCTCTCCAGTTGCAGAGAGCCATACAGTAGTTTCATTTACTGTTTGCGAAGCGGCATTTTCAGCAGCTTGAGCTTCTTCCTCGGCTTTGATGCGAGCTTCTTCTTCGGCTTTTGCAGCAGCTTGCTCCGCAGCAATTCGTTCTTCCTCGGCTTTTCTGGCGGCTTCTTCTTCCGCTTTCTTTTTAGCCTCTTCCTCAGCTTTCTTTTTAGCTTCTTCTTCCGCCTTTTTCTTAGCTACAGCAGCTTTTTCTTTTTCGATGGCCGTTTTATCTTCTGTTTTTATTGAAATAGTATTACTTTTGATTCCCCCATATTCTAACCAGATTTTGTATGAGCCGGCTTTTGGAGCTGAGAATACTATAAAATCGTCAGAAATTTTTATTTTACCCCCGGAAGATTTAAAAGCACTGTCTGGAATGTCATAATCTGAAGGCAATATTTCAGCAGTTATTTTAATATTTTGATTGATGTCATATGTTTTAGACGTATCAGCCGATAATGACATACTTTCAAGTTTGGGAGAAGTCATAGCGCTTATGGTTACAAAAGCAAAAAGCGCTGTGATAATAACTTTTATTGGCTTTTTCCAGTTCGTATACTTCCACATCAAAAATAATCCAACTGGAAAGAATAAAATCAGAAGAGCTATAATCCAACTAGTTTTTTGATACCATTTGCCCTTGTCTGGGTCGTCCGGTGTTTGACTGTTTGGACTTGAAAACGATGAATTATCTTGGAAGTTATCAGTGCCATATTCTGTACGTCCCGAGGTGCTTGATGTTTTTGTGTACGAAATACCAGTGCCCGGGATGCCAACAGTAGCCGTTTTCTTACCCTTTGGATTTACAGTATAGTGGGCACCTTTTGAACCGACAGTTGCGCTCATACTGTTTTTGTTTAAATTGATTTTTACTCCTGGAGCAATTTTAATGCTTTTTCTGAATCTTAGCCCCATATTTTTCCCTCTCTTCCTTCGTTCCTTATATTGAGAAAACCACTTTATATAAACGCCGAAGCATCTATATTAAAAATCATAAAGCCAATTATTTTCCAGACGTAGTAAAACTTTTCTGTCGTCGGCAGAAAGTACATCAAACATAGGTGTCCGTTTAGGTTCATCATGAAGAGCACACGCACCCTTGCAGTAAGGCATCTTTTCATTATAAACTGTAGCACCACAAAATTCACATTTCTTTATCGAATATACGAAACCATTATATACACTGTTATAAAAATGTGCATATAGACTTCTATCATAGTCATGCATCCCAGACTGGCATACTTCGTTACACCACTCAGAGAAATCTTGGGCAGCATAGTAAGCAGCAGAAGAGGAAATTTCAAAAAGTTCACTGACATCAGCAACTGTTTTTAGCTTTGCATAATACATTGCGATTCTTGGTGCAAGGATATTACTGGCAAAATAGTTAGCTTCTTCTTCATTCTCAGGGGTATCATTTTTGTGCCCTAAAATGTGATGCCCTAATTCGTGCATGAGTGAAAAACGGATTCGTTTTGGGGGCTTCTTATCGTTATAGGCAATTATATGCATATTTCCAATTCGAAAAGCATCTTCAGAATATGAAACACACATTTTATACAATTCTAAATTTCGTGATTGAAGTTCAGAATATGTACACACCTTATAGTCGAAGCGATTTAATATATTAAAACAATCTATTGGGAAAGTACTTATATGGCATTTAATTATCGTATCTGTGACAGCCTGTCTTATATAGTTGTTATTCAAGTAAACCAATCCTTACAAATCTATTTCGGACAAAAGCTTGATTAATTTCATTTTTTGCTCTGTAGAAAAGTCTTTACCATTGCGAGCTATAAGAGATTCAACATCTTCAAAAGATGGTTCTATAGTTCGTGCTTGAGGTTCATCGTCAAAATCATCTAGCGTACACCCAAGAACTCTGGCAATAGCTTTTAAGGTTTCGAGTTTGGGGTCTTTAGTTACACCAGATAAAATTTTGTCGAGGGTGCCTTTGGGTACACCGGATTTTTCTGCCAATTCTGCCGTAGTCATTCCAAGTCGTCTTTTATATTCTTCTATCTTTTCTAATCCCATTCTCCAATCCTCCTTATAAGTAGAGAATAGCACCGTCAACGGATAGAGTCAAGAAAAATATTTCCGTCAAAAGTTACAAAATAATAATTAACGGAAAAAACATTCTAAAATTGTGTTGACAATAGTAATTAACGGCTATATAATACACACATGATAACCGTTGACGGAAAAGAAAGGAGTGATTTAATGTATAGAGTACTTAGGGGAGAAATGGTAAAAGCCGATATTACTATCCATGAATTAGCTTTAAAAATAGGTATCACAGAAAGAAGTCTAAGAAATAAAATAAATGGCGCTACGGCATTTACTTGGAACGAAGTTCTTGTCATTAGAAAAATCGTTTCTCCCAATATGCAACTTGAGGAATTATTCAAGGCAGCATAAAAACAAACTAGTGTTCGATAAAATTACTATAGCATTTCTTAATGGGGAAATCAATTGGTAATATTGGACAAAGAGAAGGGGGTGGTGTGAGAGGTGAAAAGATTAACCATTAGAGATGGAAATATATATTTAGATGATGAAAAAATGGAATGTCTTAAGAATTACAAAATTGTCAGTTCCACAAAAAATAAAGGGATTGCAGAACTGACTCTTGTAATGGATGTATCTATAGCCCAAGTTGAGATTTGATAATTGCCGAGACAACACCAGTTGCTATCTGTTTCAAAGCATCAAGAGAGTTAGAACCAGCAGATTTTGCAATTTCCTTAGTTTTATTCCAATTTGTATCTTCGCGGATGTCGGCAAGAAATTTGTGTCCTTCTGGTAGAAGATATTTAATCAAGCAACCACCATCTAAGTACCAAGATGGAGTTTCAATAAGAGAAGATAATTCCGCTTGTTTTATATGATACATTACTTCGTCAGATGAATACTTTTCTAGTTCAGTAGGCAGGTTTGACGGAGAAATAGATATAAAATGTCTTAAATCGGAATTTAATTCCACGTAAAGCAGGATATCTCTTATACAATCTGGATTGAGTTTCATACAATCATTCCTTTCATCATTTGATTAGGAAGATTATACCAAAAATATAAGTTACAAACAAGAAGAGGAGGTGTAACAAAGTGTATGACATTCTTAGAGCGAGTCAAGCTGCGCGTGTAATTGGCTGTGGCGCGCCGGAAGTCCGTCATAAGCTTCGTATTGGAGTGTGGAAATTTGGGCGGGTCATCAGTCCCAAGGAATCTGGAACGTCACAGTGCTCTTATGAAATCAATAAGCGTGACTTAGCAGATTTTCTGAAGATAAGTTTAGAAGAGTTAGAGGGGAGGTTAGAATCACAGTGACACAATTAAGAAAAAGAATCCGCAGGCGCCACATGAAGGAACTTGCCTGTGAGATTGCACAGAGGGTATGTATCGGGATTAGCCTATTCGGCTTAGCGTTATGTATATTCGCCGAAGCTGTGGCCAAAAATCCGGTCAGTACATTAGTTCTGGCAATCGTGTATGTTGTGCTGGGCGCATTGCTGGCAGTTGCAGGCTATGTATGGTATAAGTTCTTCGCAGGATTGGAAAGGATGGTGGGAAGGAATGGAAGAAGTTAATTATGAAGAACTTCGTGAAAAAGTACAGCATGAGCTCGAGAAGTGTGCAGAACATGATAGGAGAGGGACAGCGATGTATGTCCTTGTGCAGACATTGGTTCCGGAGCTGAGCCCTCATCAGGTCGTACAGCTGGTAGATATGGCTGCGGACTACATGAAAAACGCGCCCGGGAGCGGGAACTCCAAACAGGCGCATAGTTAATCAATCATCTTCATTATCGGACAAAATGGAGAAAAAGTCAAATAATTAAAATTTTAAGGAGGATTTCAAAGATGGATGTACATGTAACGATCAAGGTAGACGAAGAGGCGGTCTCTGCAATAGTGGCTGCAATCACAGGGCTGGCTGGACGTGCCACTCGGGCAGATGATAAGACGGTGGCGCAGAATGCTCAGCCGGCAATTACAGCTGTGCCGACAGTATCCCAGACGGTTCCGGTAGCTCAGCCGGCTGTACCGGTGACACCGCAACCGGCGCCGGAAGTTCCACGACCGATACAACAGGCAGCAACTCAGGCGACAGCGGTTCCCACGACCACCCGTGCCTATACCGCGGAAGAGCTACGGCAGGCGGCAATGACCTTAATGGACAAGGGGATGCAGGCCCAGCTTCAAAGCCTGCTTGCAGGATACGGCGTGGAAGCGCTTCCCATGCTGCCGCCAGAGCAGTACGGTAATTTCGCGACCGCACTTCGGGGATTGGGGGCACAGATATAATGGCGCAGGAAGAGAGGGCGCATGCACTATTGAGTGCATCGAGCGCCCACAGATGGCTCAATTGTACTCCCAGCGCGAAGCTGGAGGAACAGTTCCCGGATACCTCATCAGAGGCGGCGCAAGAAGGGACTATCGCGCATGAGCTCGCAGAACTGAAAGTAAGGCATTATTTCCACCCTGTGGATTTTGGAAGGCAGAAGTTCACCCGGCGGGTGAATAAACTGAAAAAGGAAGAATTGTGGCAGAACGAAATGGACGGATATACGGAAGAGTATCTCGATTACATCAAAGTTCTCGCCAACGGTCTTGCCAGCAAACCTGGTGCAGTGATTGAACAGAAGTTTTATTATGACGCATGGGCGCCGGGAGGCTTTGGCACGGCGGACTGTATCCTGATCCATGGTGATACCATACATATCATTGATTTCAAATACGGAAAAGGGGTTCCGGTCAGCGCAGAGAAGAATCCACAGATGATGCTGTACGCGTTGGGAGCCTACGACACTTACAAGCTGCTGTACCCTATACAGAATATCAAGATGACCATCATCCAGCCGCGGCTCGATAGTGTATCCGAATGGGGATGTACGCTGGAGGAGTTGCTAGAGTTCGGTAAGTATGTAAAAGAACGCGCAGTTCTCGCTATAGACGGGAAGGGAGATTTTGCGCCGGACGTATCAACTTGTAGGTTCTGCCGGGCAAAGGCCCAGTGCCGCGCTCGGTCGGACTATAACGTGAAGCAGGCATTTGACCTTGGAGAGCTTCCGCCGCTCATCACACACGCAGAGGCGGGAGAACGGCTGGCAAGATTGGCCGATGTGGCAAAATACCAGAAGGACTTACAGGAATGGGCGCTGGCCGAGTGCCTTGCCGGAAACGAGGTGCCCGGATGGAAAGCCGTGGAAGGCCGCGGCTCCCGGGATTGGATAGATATGGACAAGGCATTCGAGGCATTGCAGGCCAGTGGGACGCCGGAAGCACTTCTGTGGGAAAAGAAGCCGCTTACCCTTGCACAGATTGAGAAGATGCTGGGGAAGAAGGAATTTGACACCTGTGTCGGCAGCATGGTGGTCAAGAACCCCGGGAAGCCGGCACTGGTAAAGGAATCAGATAAACGGGACGCAATTACGAATAAAATAACAGCCGCAGAGGCATTTAAAGAAGGAGAATAAGGATATGGAAAATTTAAGTAACGTAACAACAGGAAAAGTGAGATTGTCTTATGTGCATCTATTTAAACCTTACGCGTATCAGCCGGGGCAGGAAGAGAAGTATCAGGTGACGGTTCTTGTGCCAAAGAGCGACACCGATACGATGGGGCGCATTAACGCTGCTATCGAGGCGGCAAAGCAGAGAGGGATATCCGAGAAGTGGAATGGACAGTGCCCGCCGCTCGTGCCTACTCCGGTGTATGACGGGGATGGTGTCCGGCCGTCTGACGGCATGGCTTTTGGCGCGGAATGTAAAGGCTGCTGGGTGTTCACTGCCAGCGCGAAGGTGGATTATCCCCCGGAGGTCGTAGATAAGATGGGGAACCCTATCATCAATCAGTCAGAGGTCTACAGCGGGATGTATGGACGTGTCAATGTGACATTCTATCCCTACGCATTTGGCGGGAAAAAGGGTATTGGCTGCGGACTCGGCCCTGTACAGAAGTTGGAAGATGGAGAAGCACTTGGCGGCAGTGCCCTGAGCGCTGCACAGGCTTTCGGGACACCGCAGGCAGCACAGCAGCCGAATCCTTATGCACAGCCAGCTTACGGACAGCCGCCAGTGCAACCGGCTTATACCCAACCAGCACAGCCACAGCCGGCGCAGTCTAACATCAATCCGATTACCGGATTGCCATTTTAAGCAGGAGGGGCGTTCACGCCCCTTTCATTGACAGGAGAGATTTATGGCGACACATCATCTGAGTATAGATATTGAGACAAAAAGTAGTGTAGACATCGGAAAAGCAGGTCTATATAAATACGCCCAGTCCGAGGATTTTGAGATTCTCTTGTTCGCATATAAGCGGGATTCACAGGAAGTACAAATCGTAGACCTAGCATCTGGAGAAATAATACCGGAACATATCCTGAACGCACTTGGGCGTCCGGATGTCATCAAACATGCATATAATGCGGCTTTCGAGTGGTACTGCCTCAATCGGGCCGGATACAGCACGCCCCTTGAACAATGGAGGTGCACGATGGCGCATGGCCTGTACTGCGGCTATACCGCAGGACTGGACGCCACCGGAAAAGCAATCGGCCTACCACAGGACAAGCAGAAGCTGACGGCTGGGAAAGCGCTCATCCGGTATTTCTGCGTGCCATGTAAGCCGACGAAATCTAACGGGAATAGGCGGTGGAATCTGCCAGCGCACGCCCCTGAAAAATGGGAGCTGTTCAAAGAATACTGCAGGCAGGACGTAGTGACAGAGCATGAGATCCTGAGACGGCTGAAGCAGTTCCCTATGCCCGAAGAAGAGATAAGGCTTTGGCAGATGGACATCAAGATGAATGCTTTTGGGGTACGTGTGGATTCAGAACTGATCGCTGGTGCGCTGATGATCGATGCGGTCAGCACCAATGAACTGGTGCAGGAGGCATACTGCCTTACGGGACTGGCGAACTCGAACAGCACCCAGCAGCTTCTTGCATGGTTACAGAAAGAGGGCGTAGATGCGCCCAACCTGCAGAAGGCAACGGTGGAGGAATTGCTCCAAGGGAAAGGACTTTCTGAGAAGGCACGGCGGGTACTTGAAATTCGTCAGCAGATGGGGAAGACCTCCATAAAGAAATACGTTGCTATGGATACCGCAAAGGGCACGGATGAGCGTGTCCGGGGACTGACCCAGTATTATGGTGCGAACAGGACCGGCAGGTGGGCCGGAAGATTGGTACAGATGCAGAACCTTCCAAGGAATTACCTGAAAACGCTGGATTATGCAAGGAATTTGGTAAAGGCTCAGAATTACGACGGTCTGAAACTGTTGTACGGAAATGTACCGGATACATTATCACAGTTAATCAGGACTGCTTTTATACCCTCAGAAGGTCATAAGTTCGTGGTAGCGGATTTCAGTGCCATTGAGGCGCGGGTAATCGCATGGCTCGCAGGGGAACAGTGGGTCAATGAGGTATTCGCCACTCATGGAAAGATTTATGAGGCCACGGCTTCACAGATGTTCGGCGTACCAGTGGAGAAGATAATAAAGGGAAATCCGGAGTATGCCCTCCGACAGAAAGGCAAGGTGGCCACGCTGGCCCTCGGTTATCAGGGCGGGGTCAACGCCCTCATTACGATGGGGGCACTGAACATGGGGCTGTCAGAAGAGGAGCTTCCTGACATCGTGCAGCGGTGGAGGAACGCGAATCCAAGAATCCGGGATCTATGGTATGCGGTAGAACAGGCTGCGTTGACGGTGATGCAGACAGCACAGCCGCAAGGCATCCGCGGGCTCATCTTCGCTGTAGAGGGCGACTTGACCTATGGGCAGTCCTTTCTTACGGTGCAATTGCCCAGCGGCAGGAAACTGTTCTACCCCAAACCGTTCCTTCAGGAGAATCAGTTCGGGAAGATGGCCATCCACTATTATACGGTCGGACAGCAGACGAGGAAATGGGAAGTCACATCCACCTATGGCGGGAAGATGACCGAGAACATCATACAGGCGGTCGCCCGCGACTGTCTGGCCGAGACCTTGAAGCGTATCGATGCCCGAGGCTTACAGGTCGTCTTCCACGTACATGACGAGGTCATCATCGATGCGCCCATGGACGTGACCGTGGATGAGATATGTGACCTAATGGCAGAACCGATATCTTGGGCGCCGGGGCTCATCTTAAAGGGCGCAGGATTTGAAAGCAATTATTATATGAAAGACTAAGGAGGCAGGGGAGTGGTAAACAACAGGAAGATGCTTATCAGCATGGCTGGAAGCCGGAATATGAAGCATTGGCCGAGAACTGAAATCCTCTGGTCCGAGTTCACGGATAGATTAAGGACTCCAGTCAGGAGCACGGAGACTTTGGAAGAGTATCTGGCCATGACGAAGCACCAGCAGTCCGAACTAAAGGATGTGGGCGGGTTCGTGGGCGGCACTTTTGCGGGAGACCGGAGAAAGGCCTCCCATGCAGAGGGCCGGGACCTTCTTACGCTGGATATGGACAATATACCTGCAGGAGGCACAGAGGATATCTTAAAACGAGTTTCAGGACTTGGCTGTGCTGCGGCAGTCTACAGCACGCGCAAGCACGCAGGCTATGCTCCGCGGCTGCGAGTTATCGTGCCGCTTGACCGGACAGCGACGGCAGATGAGTATGAACCGGCTGCACGGAAACTGGCATCCCTTCTCGGGATAGAATTCTGCGACCCGACTACGTTCGATGTGTCGCGGCTGATGTATTGGCCGAGCTGCTGTAAGGATAGCGAGTACATATTTGAAGTATATGACAATCCCTTCTGCAGCCTTGAAGGCCTGCTTTCCATGTATGGCGACTGGCATGATATCCAGCAATGGCCTCAGGTACCCGGGGCGGATGCCGTAGAGCGGAGGCGTCTTGCTAAGCAGGAGGACCCGACGACAAAGAGAGGAGTCATCGGCGCGTTCTGCCGGACTTACAGTATCACGCAGGCTATGGAGAAGTTCATACCGGGGATGTACGAAGAGACCACTATGGAGGGGCGCTATACCTTCACAGGAGGCTCTACGATTGGGGGAGCTATTGTCTATGACGGGGACTTATTCCTATACTCCCATCATGCGACAGACCCCTGTTCCGGACAGCTCGTAAATGCTTTTGACATGGTACGGCTGCATATTTATGGCGACAAGGATGCCGAATCAAAAGAAGGGACCCCGGTCAATAAGCTGCCGTCTTTTGTGGAGATGAGCAAACTGGCCTTATCCGATAAGACCGTAGCAGACCTAATAGCAAAAGAACGTTATGAAAAAGCACAGGAGGCTTTTAGGACTGAGCCGGTGCCGGGGACAGGACCGGCACGGGAAGAATACGACCTTGACTGGATAGGGCGTCTCACGAGGAATAGCAATGGCCAGATAGAAAAGACCATCAACAATGCGGCCCTTGTCCTAGAGAACGACCCCTTGCTGAAAGGAAAGATAGTGACCGATGAATTCGCCAGCTGCGGCATGGTGCTGGGAAGGCTGCCGTGGAGCAGGGAAGAGGGGAAACGGCGCTGGAAGGACTTTGACGATGCCGGATTCTATAATTATATGGAACTGTTCTACGGTATCACTGGAAGAGAGAAGCTTGATAATGCACTTATGATCGTCGGCCAGCAGCACAGAATCAACGATGTGAAAGAATACCTGCAGGGACTCTCATGGGACGGCGTGAAGCGTCTGGACACGTTACTTGTGGACTATCTTGGCGCAGAGGATACGGCTTATACCCGTGCGGTCATGCGGAAGTCATTATGTGCCGCAGTGGCAAGAGCCGTCATCGGCGGGGTGAAATTTGACTATATGCCAATTTTTACAGGGCCACAAGGAATAGGAAAGAGCACGTTCTTAAGCATCCTCGGGAAGGATTGGTTCTCGGACTCCCTGACGACGTTTGAGGGAAAGGAGGCTGCTGAGCTGATACAGGGGACATGGCTCAATGAGGTGGGGGAACTTTCTGCATTTACTAAGCAAGAAACACAGGTTATCAAACAGTTCTTAAGCAAGACACATGATATCTATCGTGCGGCATATGGTCGCAGGACAGACAAGTATCCCCGCCGGTGCGTGTTCTTCGGGACTTCCAATGACAGCGAGTTTTTGAAAGACGCAACAGGAAACCGGCGCTTTTGGCCGGTGGATGTGGGAATACACCCGGCAGGGAAGTCCGTGTGGGAACAGCTGCCTCAAGAGACAGACCAGATATGGGCGGAGGCATATGCGTACTGGCAATTAGGGGAGACATTATATCTATCAAAGGAAATAGAAAAGATGGCCGAGAGGGCGCAGGACAGCCACAAGGAGTCTTCAGGGAAAGAGGGACTCATCCGGGAATTTCTGGATAAGAAGGTCCCGGATAACTGGGGCAAGATGAAACTGTCAGATAGGCGGATGTACTTGAATGGGAATCTGAAATTATCAGATGACCGTAGACTGACAGAGAGAGTACATGTATGCGCAGTAGAGATATGGTGTGAGTGCTTTGGGGGAGACCCCCGGCTTATGCAGCGCCGGGATAGTGTGGAAATCAATAATATCCTGCTTGGGTTCAAGGACTGGAAAAGGCTGGAGACACCGAGGAAATATGAACCATATGGTTCCCAGAGATGTTTCGAAAAAGTAACTACAAAAGAATGTAGTTGAGCAGAAAAAGTTTGTAGTACGTAGTTTTTTCAAGACTACACAGTCTACATAAAAAACACAATGTAGTCGCTACTTTGTAGTCAGGGAAAACGCCATAAAATCAACAAAAACTAATATATAACTACATAAACTACAAACTTTCTATATAAGTAAAAAAATAGATAATAAAATAGTATACCGCGCTACCTAAATCGCCTAATACGGACACATCATATACGCGTATGCGCACGAAGGTAGGCGGGAGGAGGAATTATGAGGGAAGCAGAAATTGAAAAAATCTTGGTAAGGGAAGCCAAGCGGCAGGGAGGTCGGGCCTATAAGTGGGTGAGCCCCGGGAACGATGGTGTCCCAGATAGGATAGTTATCTTTCCGGACAGGGTGCCGGTCTTCGTCGAGCTGAAGTCGGATACCGGGAAACTGAGCGCCCTACAAAAAGTACAGATAGACCGGCTGAGAAAACTTGGCCAGCAGGTGGAAGTAGTCAAGGGCATCGATGGAGTCAGCCAGTTCTTTCAGGATTACGGGTATGGGGAGGTAAGCAAAGAAATTGATAGCAAATACGAGCTGTGAAGGAGAACGTGTGATGGTTAAGGACATTGCAGGATATGAGGGACTTTACGGTATTGATGAAATGGGAAATGTTTGGTCATACAGGAATAACCTAATTCTTAAGCCATATGTGAATACCGGAGGATATCTGAGAGTTAATCTTTGTAGTCATGGGAAAGTAGAGCACAGGTATATTCATAGACTTGTGGCGGAGGCTTTTTTAGATAACCCCATGGGGTATGAAATTGTGAATCACATTAACGTAGACCCTCGGGATAATAGATTGGTTAACCTTGAGTGGTGTGACCAAGGCTATAACATTCGGTATTCGAGGGATATGGGAAACCAGAACGATATACCTGTTAGAGCATTTTCACCAATTACTGGAGAAATTAAGGAATTTAAAAATTTAAGAGCCGCAGGTGAGGAATTGTTCGGAAAGTGGTGGGCATTAAGATATCTATGTCGGAGGCATGGGAAAAATTTAACAAGGGCATGTGGATGTTTGAGGTGATTGAAAAATGAAATTTGTACCACATGAGTATCAAAGATTTTGTATTCAAAAAATTATAGACACCAAAAAAGTTGGTATTTGGCAAGATATGGGTTTAGGCAAGACAGTGACCACGCTGACGGCTGTCAAAGAGCTGAAGTATGACCGGTTCCAAGTCAGGAAGGTGCTCGTGATAGCACCGAAGAAAGTGGCGGAGGGAACATGGGCAAAAGAGAAGGATAAGTGGGACCATACAAAGATGCTGCGCATATCATCGGTCCTTGGCAGTCAGGCAAAGCGTATTCGTGCCCTCAACACTCCTGCGGATATCTATGTCATTAACCGGGAAAATGTGGTGTGGCTGGTAGACTATTACCGGAACAGCTGGCCCTTTGACATGGTGGTCGTGGATGAGTCCAGCAGTTTCAAGAGCCACAAGGCGAAACGCTTCAAGGCATTGGCCAGCATCGGGGCGCACATAGAGCGGCTGGTGGAGCTTACTGGAACTCCGTCGCCAAATGGCCTTGACGACCTGTGGAGCCAGATATATCTGCTGGACGGCGGTGAACGGCTGGGCAGGAAGTATACGCAGTTCAGGGAGCGGTATTTCGACCCCGGGGAACGTGGGCAGAACGTGATATACAACTACAAGGCGAAACCCGGTAGTGAAGATAGTATTCTGGAGAAGATATCGGATATCTGCATCAGCATGAAGGCAGAGGATTATCTGCAGCTTCCTGATGTTACATACCATGAGATACCCGTTGTTCTGGATGATAAGGCCTCGAAGGCTTACCACGAACTGGAGAGGAAAATGGTGCTGGAACTTCCAGAAGCAGAAGATGATATCAGTGTTACCAGTGCAGCGGCCTTAAGCAACAAACTCCTGCAGCTTGGGAACGGGGCAATCTACGACGAAGGCCATGAAGCCCATGAAGTTCATGGCTGCAAGATAGAAGCCTTTCTGGAATTGATAGAATCCCTGCAGGGAAAACCGGCGTTGGTGTTCTATAATTTCCAACATGACAGGGCGCGTATCCAAAAGGCTTTGGAGAAATCGAGATTACGGGTCCGTGAGCTGAAGACGACACAGGATGAGGATGCGTGGAATAACCATGAGGTCGATATCCTGCTTACCCATCCTGCCAGCAGCGCCTACGGACTGAACCTGCAGCAGGGCGGCAATCACGTAATATGGTTCGGCCTGACTTGGAATTATGAGCTATACACACAGGCCAATAAAAGGCTGCACCGTCAGGGACAGAAGGAAAAGGTCATCGTGCATCACCTGATCTGCACGGGTACCCGTGACGAGGATGTCATGGAAGCCCTAAAGCGAAAAGAAGATGTGCAAGAGTGGGTGATGCAGAGCCTGAAAGCAAGAATCCGAAAGATCAAAGATGAACATAAAGCATAAGAAGGAGCTGAACAAATATGAAGTATAGAACAGAAAAGCATATCGTTGGAGACGATGGAAAGAGATTTAGAGTGGGCGATACGGTCAGCTTTTACCATCCTAACGGTGCTGGATGCTGCGGCGTGCAAATAACAAAAATCACAGATACTGGATTTCATTACAGCGCTGGCGGTAGACGGGAGAAGAGCGTGCAGTATAAGGACTTGGAAGAAATTGATTCGTTAAATTAACCTTTAAGGAGGAAAAGCATGGATGAATATGTAGTCATATGTCCATATTGCGGGGGTAAAATGCAGTGTACAGAACCGCATATACACACTAATAGAAATGGAATTGGTGTCAAATTGCAATGTCATTTTTGGTGTCCCGATTGCCGTTCTGGTGCACCGTGGGTTGACAGAGATTTTGCATCAGGCGATGAGTGTAGAGAAGCTGCATATAAAAAAGCTCTTGGGCGCGTAAACTGAGATTTAAGGGGGCAGAAAAATGAGGTTGATTGATGCAGATAAATTGATGAATCGAATTGAATTAAGAATTAAAGATTATTGTAGGGATTGTAATACTGGAGCGCAAAAAATTGCGAATCTGTACCAGCACCAAATTAAAAAGTTGGTAGAGAAACAGCCTACGGTATTGCAGTGGATTTCGGTATCGGAGCGGTTGCCGGAAAAAACAGAATATTTAGAAACTTCGGACAGATGTGAATATTATATGAGGCGTTTTGAAGTGGCATACATGACCGATACCATAGAATACACATTTGGGTATTACGATGGGGCGAAATGGATGGATAAACGGCACGGTAAAATTGAAAATGTGGTTGCGTGGAAACTCCATGAACCATACCGGAAAGAGCCGGAGAAGGAGGATAACCAAATTGAATGTCATTAGGAAGAAAATCAAACCCGAATATTTCCGAGCGGTACGAGCGCGAGAGAAGAATTTTGAACTTCGCAAGGATGAAGATGGTATTCAAGCAGGTGATTTACTTATTTTAGAAGAATGGAATAACGGATATACGGGTAATAGTGTGCGTCGGTATATAAAATATGTCTTGCGTAATGTTCCGGAATATGGACTTACGCAAGGATACTGTATTATCGGATGGTAAACGGCACTTTAATGGATAATTATTTTCCGCGAAAAGAATCAATTAAAGAAAGGAAATCAGCCAATAGATTAGACTTCTTCTTTGCTTTGCGTTTGGAATCGCCAGTAAGCCTAAAACAGTTATAAGATATGTGCTTAATAAAGAAAGATGCTATTGCAGAAACTATCAAGCCAGCATATATGATTATCATGGGTTTGCTAAGAAATACTTCTTTAAGGCCAGCAACAATATTATTAATTGCATCATGTAAAACAGAATAATAGTCAAAATTCATAAATGATTCGCTCCTTTAATTGCTAACGATAGTATAGCATGACAAGGAAAGAAAGGGAAGTATCACAACGAAAACATAGGGTGTATAGATATGGGTGGAGCAAAATAAAAAAGACAATGCGAACTCGCCAAAGTTCTAAACGCATTGTCTCCACCCAAGAGAATTATAACATAATTACAACTCTTGGGCAATACAAAAGAGGAGGACAAATTATGTTAAATACTAATGCAAAAAGTAATGTAATGAATAATATTGTAGTACAGATGTCAATGTACCTTGATGCGGTCAAATTAGATATCCTGCAAAGAATAATTGAAGAGCAGTTTGTGTTTGTGAACATGGAGGAGATAACCACTCTTCCGGCCACGGTGGACAACAGCGCACAAGAACAGAATGAATATCTTATCAAACTATTGAAGATTAAGAAAAAGAACCTGTCTGAGAAGACGATTGAACAGTATGAGCGGGCAGTAAGGAATCTGATTGCACAGATAGATAAGCCGCTAATAAAGATGGATGAGCTGGACATAGATTATTACTTGCGATATTACGAGCACAACAGCGGGAAGCGCAAGCAGGCTACCACATGTAATAATGAGCGGCAATTCCTTCAAGCCTTCTTTACGTGGTTGCGAAAGGAGAAATTTATCGCCAACAATCCGGTAGAAGCTATAGAACGTAAGAAAGAACCGAGAAAGCCGATAGACTATTTTAGACCAGACCAGATAGAGCGCCTGCGGGAAGGATGCGTAAGCCTACGGGATAGGGCAATCATAGAGATATTGCGGAGCACCGGGGCGAGGGTTGGAGAAGTGGTTGCAATCAACAGGAAAGACATAGACTGGAATACGGGAGACATCCTAATTTGCGGTGAGAAGGGCGGCAGATACCGGACAATATACCTTGATGAGGTTGCCCGATATCATGTCGAAAAGTATCTTGACAGCCGTAAAGACAACAACGAGGCACTAATTGTCGGTTTAAGAGCACCATACAAACGCCTCACTACAGACGGAGTAAGGGCCGCGCTTAAGGTTATCGCAGAGCGGCAGCATATCACATACAGAGTGTATCCGCACAAGATGCGTAAGACGTTAGGCATGCAGTTGAAGAATCAAGGACACGACATAGGAACTGTACAAGAAGTGCTCGGGCATGCATCACCTGCGGTAACATCACGGTACTACGCAGAAAGCACGCCGGATACATTAAGGAGTATAAGAAAAAAAGTAGCATAGGAGGACGAAGATTGAAAAAAAGAATAGGTGCAATCATTGTAACAATGGTGTTAATAGCTGGTGTGGTATCTTGTGAGAACGTCCCGGAGAAACCGAAAAAAGCAGAGCCGGTTATTGTACATACTACCACAAGATGCACGACCGGAACAATCAAAGTATATGCAGAAGAAGGCAAGGTGTTTGATTATTCTGGCGAAATTGATGTAGAGAACAGTGGATGGAACGGTAAGCCAATAAGGATTGTTGTACACGTGGAAGGGGAGAGTGAAGAAATATCTATGGAGGAAGGGAATTAATGAACGGAGAGGGATATAGGGACCCTACAGCCGATAGAGCTATCGGGAGAGCCAATCAGATGTCGCATAAGATGCGTGAGGCACTCTATGCGCTCCGGGCCATAGCAAGCCTTTTAGGTTTTGAAATCGTGGTTGTTAGGGACAAGAGGACTGGAAAGGAGTATAGATGAGAAGGGTATCAAAACGAGAAACTCGTCAAAGGGGATGTGAATACTGCTTGGACCGAGTAAGCGTTGGGGAGAGTGGGCTTTATGTTGGTGAGTTGGAAAAGCAAAAAGCATTGAATGATAAAATGCGTGAAGAAGGGTATCTTGTAGATGAACTTTCATATGGAAATTGTTGCAAATATTCACGCTGCCCTTACAGAGAGCTTGATAAGTATAATAATTACAAAGAATTTTTAGAGAACGAGGGAGACAGCAAAAACATATTAATTGTCAGATTAAGGAGCGATGTATTATGACCCAAGATGAAAAGGAAGCGGAAATTCAAAAATTAAAGGAAGAAAAAATCCAGAAACTAGATGAATATAGATTAGCTGTTCAACAATGTAAGACCGCGGCTATGAAAATTCAATTGGCAAGGGTCAATAAAATGTTCCCTTCGCTGGTGCTTGACAATATGCCTAAAGGGAATAGTGTTGGTGACTTGTCGGATTATTCTGTGAGGTTGGATGAACTAACGGAAAATTTAAAAAAAGAATTGAAAAGGAAAGGAGAAATAAAAAAAGAGATTATGAAAAAGATAGCAGATATCCCAATTCAAAGAGGGCAAGAAGCTATAAGATTAAAGTATATAGAGTTCCATAGTTTTGGAAAGATATCAAAGGAAATTGGAGTGTCTTACAGGCAAGTTCTTAGGATTCATGAAAAGGCATTAGAATTTCTGGAGTTTAATTGACGTGTCATATAGCCTGTAATATAATTATAACATGGGATAAATAGGCAAAGGAGAGATTAGTTGATAGACGAAGCTTTACAAGATGGTGTTACATATTGCGGTAGAAATATTTATCTTATACCTTGCGAAATATGTGGTGAACTAATAAAAAGAACACAATATAGCAGGAAGCGCACATATATATGTGATTCATGTAAAAAGATTATTAAAGAGAAAAAGGAAGGTAAGAAACCCGACACAGATTCACGTCATGATAAAAGGTTTAATTGTGCTGTAGAAAAAGTAAAAAAGCAGGTAAAGAATTTTGATAAGTATGATAAAGCTGTGAGAGTTGCACGGACAAGAGCTTATCAATACGCGAGTATTCCAGAGGCAATGCTTGCAATTGAGTTATTGAAAAATAAACTTAAAATAATTCCACAGCAAAAGATTGGCAAATATAAAGCAGATTTTGTTATACCATCAATGAAATTTGTTGTTGAAGTGGATGGAGAACTTTATCATTCCGACCTAGGCAAAGAAGCAGAAAGAGATTTTTACATAAACAGAACTCTTGGGTTTGATTGGAAAGTTGTTCATATACCGGCAAGATATATCTTAGAAGACGTTACAAAAGTAACAAAATATATATTAAAATGTAAAGAAATATAGTAAAAAACGCTGTCCACTATAACGGGCGGCGTTTTTACTAAAGTTAATAGTATTTGCGTAATGATAATTAAAATGATATAGTATTTACATAAATATTATGTGAGGTAAACATGTTAACATTTAAAGCAAATACGGTAAGCCAATTTTTGGCTGCAATTGAAGAGATATGTGAAAATCATTTATTTAGCTATGAAAACACAAAACCAACTAAATTGTTATTCAGAGGGCAAGGGAATAAAGATTTAAGGTTAATTCCTAGTTTGTTTAGAAGAGAAGAGTTTTACAATCACGAAAAAGAAATTATAGAAGAAGTCGAACGAAGATTACCTGATGAGTTTAGTGGAACTAGTGGTTTTGAAAAATTGATAAAAATGCAGCATTATGGTGCTCCAACAAGGATGCTTGACTTGACGGGAAATCCGCTTGTTGCACTATATTTTGCCTGTTCAAATGATGAAAGCTGTGATGGTAATGTTTTTGTTGAGAATATGCCCATTTTTTCGCTTACTGATCCACTAATTGATAAATTTAAGTATTTAATTAATAGATATAGTTTTATAAAAAGTGAGGAAGAATTACTATTAGGCAAAGAACATGCAGTTGTTACAATAAAATCAGCAATAAGTAATCAACGATTGAGAAACCAAGACGGCTATTTTAGTATGTTTACATATACAGGAGAATATAGAAAATTTACGTGGTCTCCATTAGACACCGAAAGCCCTTTTTATTTAGCCGATATTATAATACCCAAAGAAAAAAAGAAATCATTATTAAAAGCACTATCTCTTTGCGGAATAAAAAAATCGTTTTTATTTCCTGAATTGCAGTATCAAATAGAAAACATAGTCGAAGATATTGTCTACGGAGAAAATAAAAAAATACATTTAGTGTGGGATGGCGAGGATGAGAATCTGTAACAAAGATATGTTATTTTATTGTATGGAGAAGTCAATAAATGCAATTGCAAAAATTGGAACCACTGATGCAGATGAGACAGAGGTTTATTATTTGGTGGGAACGGCCGTTCATTGGACAGTAGATTGTTTGGACCGTATACCATATGAGGTTGTGGATGTTTTACATAGGGAGTTGTTTTCTGCATTACGTTGTGCTAATAATTGTTTAAAGCATAACATAACGTTTAAGAAAGCTCATAAATCGGTGGGGCACGGTTATCCATATAAATATCCATATGATTACGGGGTGCATTTTTTGTGGTCTGCACTAGACGATGTTGATATCCCAGAAAGCATGAAAAATCAGAGAAAAAACTATAAGGAAAAATTAGAAGATAAGAATGTGTTTTATACGCTATTAGAGGTGAAAAATATTGTGAGTGAATATTTTAAAGTGCTATAAAGATGAGTGCTATATTATTGCGTTCTTGAATTACGGCCTTAAGAGAAGGAGCTTGATATAGAAAAAAGTCAGCCATGCAATAGTGGTTGATTTTTTTAATATAAATTCAAATTTCATGCATGGAGGAAACGATGAACATAAGAGCAAAAATAAATAAACTACAGTTATTTCTCGCTATAAACGGAGTAGAGCTAAAGATTAATCAGTATCAACATTATTCCGAAGAGCAAAAGAGGATGAAGAACATATACTGTATATGCACTCCGGTATATGATAACCTCATAAATGCTAAAAGAAACCGCCAGCTATTTTCTACGAGCTCACAGATAGATATCATACAGATATTCGCAATGATGGCAAAAGAAGTCATGCGGGTAGCAAGGGCAGGTGGATAAAATGAAAGAATTAACATCAAGGCAAAAAGCCTTCGCAGATTACTACCTTGAACTTGGAAACGCAACTGAGGCGGCAAGGAGAGCCGGATACAAAGGAAACAACCTTAACCGGGTTGCAAGTGAGAACTTGACAAAACTAGGCATAAAGCAATACATCGAAGAAAGACAGAAACAAATAGACTCAAAGCGCATTGCCACGATAGAAGAGGTGATGCGCTTTTATACTGCGGTAATGAGGGGGGAAGTTAAGGACCAATTTGAATTGGATGCAGAGCTTAAGGATAGATTGGCGGCAGGGAAGGAACTTATGAAGCGGCTGGAGTTGTCAGAGGATAAGATGAGCGATGGAGGAGGTATAGAGATAATAAATGACGCGCCAACAGATTAGAATATCAGATATTATTATCCCTAAATATCTTCCCATATTTAATAATCGGCAAGTAAAACATATTATTCTTACATCTGGTAGAGCCGGAACAAAATCAAGTTTTGCAGCAATCAGGGCTGACTACCAGCTTGTGTCAGATGCTAATGGGTCTGTAGTAGTGCTAAGAAAGCGTCACAATAAACTACGGAAAACAGTATATAAGGAAATGTTGAGGGGAATAAACAGGTTACAAGTACCAAAGCACCTATTTAAAATTGGAAAGTCACCAATGGAAATCACTTACAAAAAGTATGAGACGACGATGTATTTTTCGGGCTCAGATGGGATAGATGATACAAAAGGTATTATTGACGAAGATAAGCCGATTAAGCTTGTAATTCTTGATGAGCTAACAGAATTCTTTGATGATGGAGAAGGGGAAGATGAACTTGCTAACATAGAAGCTACGTTCGTCCGAGGAAACAAATCAGGATTTCAAATGATATATCTGTATAACCCTCCAAAGAATCCTAATGCTGAAATAAATCAATGGTGTAAGAAGATGGAAGAGCGTAGTGACTGCGTGCACATCCACACTGATTATAGAGATGTCCCGATTGACTGGCTCGGACAAGACCTTATAGATACAGCGGAGGAGATGAAAGCGGCAGATATAAAGATGTATCGCTGGACATGGCTAGGGGAATCAACGGGAGTCGATGATTTGATATATTATATGTTTTCTCCCAAAGCACATATATACAATCCTGAATCTTACAGTAAAGAGTCGCGAGAGGCAATAGGGGAAATAGGAATCGGTGTAGACTACGGGCAGAAGAATCCAACAACGTTTGAAGCATTTGGTATAGACCATGAAGTACAGTGTCTAAGAGGCCTGAAAGAATACTATTACTCGGGAAGAGATGAAAACAAACAAAAGTCTCCTTCTGATTATGCAAAGGATATGAAAAAGTTTTGTGATGAACTGGAGCGCGAATATAAAAGGGTTGTAAGTTATATTTTTATTGACCCATCGGCCGCGGGGTTAATTGAAGAGGTGAGAAGGATTCTTCCACATATAAGTGTTATTCTAGCTAAGAATGATGTAGCGCTTGGCATAAGCAGAGTACAAAAATTCCTTTCTTTCAAAAAGATTTTGGTCAGCACATCACAGAAAATGCTTATTAGAGAAATGGGCCTATATCAATATGACGAGAAAAGTATACAAAAAGGGAAAGAAGAGCCTCTCAAAGTAAACGACCATTGCGAAGACGCGCTACGTTATCTAATAATGGGGATGTGGAGGCTTATATCATATATGCTCCCGATGTCAGAAAGGGGTGATAACAGATGATACAATACGAAAATGTACAGAAAGCTATGGGAGTAGACATTGCTGTATCAAATAAAATGTCTGATGCTATATATAAATGGACAAAGATGTACGCAAACGAAGCACCGTGGATAAATGAAGAGATAAGAAGCTTGAATCTGGCCAGTTCTATATGCTCTGAGATGGCTAGATTGGTTACGATGGAGTCCGAAATCAAGATAACTGGAAGTCAGCGGGCAGACTTAATAAGCGATTCTATGGCAATGTTTATTAAGAATTTGCCAGTATATGTTGAGCACGCGTGCAATGGCGGGGGAATTGTATTTAAGCCTTATATAGATAGTCAGGGGATTGCGATAGATATAGTAAAGGCTGGATATTTCTATCCGGTTGAATTCGATGGTGCGAACCACATAACTGCAGTTATTTTTCCTGAATTCAAGACAGTAGGGAAAAAATTATATACTAGATTAGAATATCAGGAATTAAAAAATGGACGCTATATCATTGCAAATAAAGCGTTTGTCAGCAGGAAAGCAGTAGTGAAGAATGATAACGTTATAAATCTTGGACAAGAGATATCATTAGAAGATGTTCCCGAATGGGCGGATATGGAGCCATATGTAGAATTTGAAAGCGCTGACAGAACACTATTTTCTTATTTTAGGATGCCGATGGCCAATAATATTGATACGGAGTCACCGCTTGGCGTTGCAGTGTATGCAAGAGCTGTAAATCAAATAAGGGATGCAGACGAACAATATGGCGCTACAATGTGGGAATATAAAGCAAAAGAGACCGCTATACAAGCCGCTGACGAGTTTTTTCAGAGGGACAGAAAGGGTCATGTAATTCTTCCAAAAGGGAAAAAAAGAATATACCATGCTATGGGCCCCGGTATTTCTGACATTGAGGGGAGACCGTTTTTTAATGTATACTCTCCTCAAATACGTGATGAGAGCTTTTTTAATGGTTATAATCGTATTGTGCAGAAAATTGAATTCAATAGTGGACTTGCCTATGGGACATTATCAGACCCTCAAGTGGTGGAGAAGACAGCCGAAGAAATAAAAACTAGTAAACAGCGTTCCTATGCCACTGTAAAAGCAATACAAAATAGCTTGGAGGATGCGCTTCAAACGCTGGTAAGCGCAATTGATGCGTGGATTGATATTGCCGGAATGTCTCCACCCGGTAAAGTCGAAATGACGAGTATATGGGACGATTCAATAATTGTAGACAAAGAAACCGAAAGGCGTCAAGACTTGCAAGATGTTTCAATCGGCGCTATGCAATTATGGGAATACCGGATGAAATGGTATGGGGAAACAAAAGAGATTGCGCAAGCAATGGTATCAGACACAGCAGAAGTAGTTGAAAAGTAGGCGATAGAAATGTTAACGCAAGGAGATATTGAGAAAATTCCGGTTGCTATGGAACAAGCTGCATCAAGGCTGGAACTAAACATTATGAAAGATATCGTCAGGAGAATCAAAGCCAATTCTGATATGACATCATCTGCAGAATATCAGATAGATAGATTAAGGCAATTGGGGAAAACAGATGCGTACATAAAGAAGGAAATACAGTCTTATTTGCAAATAACAGATGATGAATTAGAACGTTTATTCAAAGATATTATAAAGAATGAATATGAGAAGTTCGATGATATATATATAAAGACAGGTCACAATCACACGCCGTTCGGAAGCAATAAAGAGATTGTAAAGATGGTCGAAGCTGTAATGAAACAGACAGCGGATAGTTTCAAGAATATATCACAATCCTTGGGGTTCACAACGATGAAGGATGGTGTAAAGATATTCCTGCCTATTGCTGAATATTATCAAACAGTACTTGATAATGCAGTTCTTGGTATGACCACGGGGGCATTTAGTTATGAAACTATGTTAAAAAAGGCCGTAAAGGAAATGACGAGAGGGGGTATGAGGACTGTCGCATATGCTTCCGGGAGAAGATACCGTATTGAATCGGCTACCAGAGCTGCACTAATGACTGGATTCAACCAAATCAATAGTTTTATGAATGAACAAGCCGCAAGGGAACTAGGAACTGACGATTATGAGGTGTCTTATCACATTGGGGCCAGACCATCACATCAAACATGGCAGGGGCGCGTATATAGCTATCAAGAATTGAAAAGTATTTGTCTTCTTGGGGATGTAACAGGTTTATGTGGAGCGAATTGTTATCACTCGTATACTCCGTTTGTCAAAGGCATATCCACTCGAAATTATACGGATTCGCAGTTAGATAAAATGATAGCAGACGAAAATACTATAAAGTATTATAAGGGGCAAGAGTATACAACTTATACTGCCCTACAAAGACAACGGGATTTGGAGCTGCTTATGCGTAAGCAACGTCAGGATATAGCATTGTTAAAAGAAGGGCAAGGGAATGACTTTGATATAATGGCATGTCAAATAAGATATCGCGATACGATGAATAAATATGTAGATTTTTCAAATGTGCTAAATCTACCCCAACAAAAAGAACGTATTTATATGGATGGACTTGGAAGAGTCGCATAGCAAAAAGTTTATTGCACACAAGAAATCCCTTGTGTGTTTTATTTTGTCCGAAAAACCCTTAAGACAGATAAACTGATGGGGAATACTCCTGTGGCATGAGAGATAAACTGCCACGGCCGGCGGAGACACCGCAGATAAAAACAGATAGGCCAAGAAAGGAAAAGCATGGATTTTTTAAAAGAAGTATTAGGCGAGGAAATGTATGGTCAGTTCGCCGAAAAAGTGAACGCTTACAATGAATCCGCAGGGGAAGGGAAACAGATTAAAATCGACAATATCAATAGCGGAAACTATGTAAGTAAAGCTAAGTATATGGACATGCAGACAGAAAGAGACGGCCTGAAAGGTCAGCTCACGGAAGCGACAGAAACTATCGGTTCATATGAGAAATTGGACATAGATGGGATTAGAAAATCTGTTGAAGAATGGAAAGATAAGTATGAAGCGGATACTAATGCCCTTCAATCCAAGATTGAAACACAGCAAAAGCAGTTCGCTGCTGAGAAATTCATTGATGGCCAAAGAATCAAGTCGCCATTATCGAGAAAAGCAATACTGGGAGAATTCATGTCGCAGGATTTCGAATTCAAGGATGGCGCTTTTGTTGGGGCAGAAGATTACATGAAGACAATGAAAGAAAAGTACCCCGATGAATTTGAACAGGATGAACCGGAGCATAAAAAAACTTTCGTGCGCGGCACCCGTAACACACACAAGCCTCAAACGAAGTCTGAACAGGAAGCGTTTCTTGAGGCCAAATATGGAAAGAACAAATATTACAAACAGTAGAAGGAGAATAGACTATGGAATATGGCGGATATAATGTAAACGAAAAATACAGCAGCATTGTTGCACCTAACCTTTATTTTGACTCGGTGTTTCAGCCGGGACTTACTTACAGCGACCAGTATCAGGGAGATGCGGAAAGCGCCGGGGCGGTAAAAATATTCCGACTTGCGGCAAAGTCGGCAAATGGGCCCAAAGCACCGGGGTCAGACTTTGACCATGAAAAAGGAGATAACGAACTCATTCCATTGCTGTTAAACAATCTGCAGCAGGAATCTACAAAAATATACAATGTGCAGGCAGAGGCGGTTCCTTATGATATGGCAGATGCACATCTATCGCAGTCAGTGCAGGTGTGCCGTGAGGGATGGCAGATGTCCGGGCTTGCCTGCCTTGCACGCGAAGGTACAACATTGTCAGATACCGAAGCAATTACAGCATCTAACATTATAAGCAAAATCATTGCAGGTAGGAAGAGCATTAGAAAACAGAAAGCTTCTGCAAATGTGGTAATGGCATCTGTGGAGACATACAGCACGATGCTTGAAATTGCAGGTGACAAATTCACGCCGGTTACTAATGATGAGATTGTAAGAACGGGCCAGATGGGATATTATCTCGGAATGTTGTGGGTAGAATGTAATATGCTCGACCTTACTTCGGAGGCGAAGTATTATGATTTCACCGGGACATTACAAACAGAAGACCTTTCCAAGGTAGAGTACATCATGTATGACTGGAGAGGTCTCCATATTGTAGATTTGCTGGCTATGGCAAGGCTTAAGGATTCTGAGAATTTCAACGGCTCATTAGCACAAATCGAAATCTGTACAGGTTATCGGCTTGGCGATAAAAATTATGCGGTTGTAAAAAAACAGGGAGCTTAGTTAATCTGAATGTTACCTCAGTGGCGGGTAGCACGAGCGGGACTACGAAGATAACAGTAGTCCCAATTTTAACAAGCGGAAATAGCTACAAATATAAAATAGCCGCAAACCCGACTATGCCTAAATTAGGTGTAACATGTACGACCGGATACAAAACGTGGGACGGAGTATCGGATATTGAAGCAACTTCCGGAATGAAAATTGTTATTGTAGAAGTTGACTCAATGAACAAATGTGTCGGAGTTGGTAGCGCTATACTTGAAGTGGCGTAGTTAAGGAGGTGGCAAGCATGGTTACATATGCATCATATGAATACTATACAAAGTATGCTGGAAAAACAAAGAAGATTCCGGAAGAGGATTTCGAGTATTGGAGTAATCGGGCCTCTTCCGAAATCAGACACCTTACGTTTGGGAGGATTGATTTGCTATCAGACATTCCATATTGTGTACAGATGTGCTGTTGCGAAGTGGCAAATAAATTGTATCAACACGAATCAACCAAGGACGAAAGTGGTAAAATCTTACAAAGCTATAGTAATGACGGAGAGTCAGGAACGTATCTAGTGAGCGAACTCACAGAAAGCGCATTAGAGAAAGAGATTTATAAGATTATATATAGACATCTTTCGCTTACTGGCTTGATGTATGCAGGGGTATGATAATGAATCCAAATTATACACATACAATTACGTTATATAATTGTTTGCGTGCGTCTGATAATGCGAAAAAGACTGATGTATGGTATAGGAAAGTCATACATAATTGTTATTATAAATCTTTGATTGATAGGGTAGAATCTGGAAAAGGCTTACAAATGACAAATGTATATACTGTTAGGATTCCATCAAGCAATAATTACAGACCCTATCATCAGTGGATACTTCTTGACGAACAAGATAGAGAACAATTCTTTACTCTTAAACCAGATGATATTGTAATACATGGCGAATGTAAAGATGAAATCGGCGCAAATCATGCAATCTCATCGGCACAATTACTCAATAAGTATAAACCAGAATCGTTCCGGATAACAGCCATTTCGGATAATACAAAAGCGATTGCCGGAAAACATTATAGGCTTGGAGGGTAGTTGCATGAAAATAGAAATGAAGTGGAAAAAAGAAGTAAAGCAGATTGCAGAAGAAGCTACCGGAAAGGGGTCAACTCTATTGTTTATGGCTAATGAAGCAAGAAGGCTGATGGAGCCATATGTTCCAGCCAGAAATATGATATTGTCACGCAATGTAAGAACATATGTGCAAGGAAACGAAGGGATTGTTCATTACTTGTCACCACATGCGAGATATCAGTTTAATGGAATCTTAATGGTGTCAAGGATAACTGGAAGTCCTTGGGCGAGATATGGAGAAAGTAAAGTCGAGACGGGCCGCCCGCTAAATTATGATAAATCCCGACATGCATTTGCTACATCACATTGGGACAAAGCCATGAAAACAGCAAGAATAGAAGAGTTTACAGATTCTGTACAGAGATTTGTTAGAGGGAGGTAATATGACAAAGCATGAAGCGATGATAGAATACATAAAACCTATCATTGGAGAGCTGACGGGTGGGCTCACCGTATTTAACTTTGCTAATAATTCCCCCGGCAGTTTATCATTCTTGACGGACTATTCTGGAAAAACCATAAAGAAATATATAAGGGCCGCTGATAAAGAATATGGTTTTTCAGTCGTATTTACATGGTATTATTCACCAGATACAGATTCCACAAATATAGAAGCGATGAATATGGCACAAAGGATGATTGACTGGATAGACGAACAAAATAGAAGTGAAAATTATCCGGATTTTGGAACGAACTGTAAGATGAGAAAGATAGAGTCGCTCCAGAATATGCCGAATCTTGCAACAGTAGACCTTGAGAACAATTTGGCACAGTATATGGTCCAGTGCCGTGTTATCTATTTTGAAAAGGAGAAATAATTATATGAAATTAAATGAACTTATGAAAGGCTATGCAATTAAACCTGAATATGAGGGCTGGGTGACAAATGATGATTATGTATTTGCAATTGATTTAGAGCCCAACGCATCAACACCGACGACTGAATCTAATTATGCTGTAGTAGAAATGGGAATTGCCGGTCTTGATGCGCAGCTCAATCCAGTAACACAGGATAAACAGTATATTCGCGCAGGTCAGAACACAATGAAAACAGGGACGCAACGTTCTTTCGCAGTTACTGGAGATAGGTATGCAGGCGATGAAGCACAAGACTTCTGTTTGTCACATGCTATGAAATATGGTACAGGAAACGGAGTCGTAACAAACTATGTGTATTTTAATATTTTGAATGGCAAAGGTGAAAAGGGGCAGTGTTCTATTATCGTAAATTCTGATGGTTCTGGTAATGCAGGGGAGTCTTCTGCAATTGACATTGAATTCAAGAAGATTGGTGTAAATCCGGCAGAATATACATTTACACCTGTTGCACCAACATCAAAGTGAAATACACCGGTTCAAGAGAATATTAAGGTATTAGAGCGAGAAATGGAGGATGAACAAGATGAAAATGGTGGAAGTCAAATTGTTAGGAGTAGCGTTGCAAGCAGATTTATTGAATCCAAAGGTAGTACAAAAATTTGAAACAAAGTTTGATGAGACCGTAAAAAGAATCAAGGCTGCAAGCTCCGAAATGACTGGAAGCATAGCAATTAAGGAGCAGTGTAGTGCCATCATAGACTATGTTGATGATATATTTGGAGAAGGAAGCGCGGAAAAAGTATTTGGCAGTGAGGTGGATTTTCTGACATGTCTTGAAGCTCTTGATGAAATGGCTTCGTTATATCCGGAACAAGTAGCGCCTATTATCAAAAAAAGAACTGCAAAAATTAATCAGAAATTAAAAGTGATAGGCGAATAATGGTATTCGACATTATAACGGGCGGTCTTCCGGAGTCGGTATCTGTTTGTGGTATAGATTACCCGATAAGAAGTGATTTTACCGTTGGTATTTTATTTGACAAGGTATTAAGGAGCGGCAAAACTAATGAAGAAATCTTGATTCATATGCTTGAGCTATATTATCCCAATATACCCGCTAATATTAAGGAAGCCATAGAACGGATATTATGGTTCTATCATTGTGGGAATATACCAGAAACGAATACCGATAATAAAAAAAGATATCATAGAAAAGAATCATCAAATGCACCATATGCGCTTTCTCAGGATGCTGCTTATATTTATGCATCATTCAAGGAGCAATATGGTATCGACCTTACTCAAGAAAAGATGCACTGGTGGAAATTCATGGCGTTGTTTGAGTCTCTTGGCGAAGATACGAAGATGAGTAAAATAATGTACTACCGTACTGTAAGTACATCGGGACTTTCGAAGGAACGCAGGGCCTTCATTAACGATATGAAAAACCTATATAAGATTAAGTCCGAAGCGGATGAGAGCAAAAAAGTAACACTTGATATGCGAAATCAGCGATGGAAGGACTATGTACAAAATAGGCATGAAGAAATAGTAGAGGGTAAAGGAATGGCAGATTAAGCTCCTGCCGCCCTCATAGTAAGCAATTAAGGCACAGCGAAATGCGGTGCCTTTTTTGCGTCACAGATAGGAGAGCGACGCAAAATGGCAAGTGATGGAAGTATAAAAATCACAACGGAACTGGACAATGCCAAGACTGAAAAAGCAATGGCAAAGTTTGAGGGGACAGCTAGAAAAGGGCTCACTGGTGTAAAGATTGCTGCCGCCGCGGCTGGCGCAGCATTTACCACAGCGTTAACTGCTACGGCCGTATATGCTGTAAAAACTGGTATTGAATTTGAAAGTGCATTTGCAGGCGTAAAAAAAACAGTTAACGCTACAGATGAAGAACTCGGCATAATGCGGCAGGGCATAAGGGATATGGCTAAAGACATTCCTCAGACAGCTTCTTCTATTGCTAACGTAGCAGAGGCGGCCGGCCAGCTTGGCATAAAAAATGAGAATATAATGGGGTTCACACGTACGATGTCAGACCTCGGCGTGGCAACAAATATGAGTGCGACGGAAGCGGCTACTTCTCTTGCCAGATTAGCAAATATTACACAAATGCCCCAAGAGTGCTTCGAGAATTTAGGCTCAGTAGTAGTTGATTTAGGGAACAATTTGGCAACTACAGAGTCGGAAGTTGTGGAAATGGGTTTGAGGCTTGCTGGAGCAGGGAAACAAGTCGGCATGAGCGAAGCGAAAATCCTTGGACTTTCCGGAGCAATTTCTTCGGTGGGCATATCAGCAGATGCCGGTGGTTCTGCAGTATCCACGGTAATGGCAAAAATGCAATTGGCAGTAGAAACTGGAGGGGAGTCATTAGAAGAATTTGCCTCAGTTGCGGGAATGACCGGGGAAGAGTTTAAAACTGCTTTTCAGCAAGACGCAGCTCAAGCGTTAGTATCGTTCATAACCGGTCTGGCAAACATGGACGAAAGCGGTAAAAGCGCCATTGCTACACTGGACGAAATGGGCATTACAGAGATAAGGCAGAGAGATGCATTATTAAGACTGTCCGGAGCTGGTGACGTACTTTCGAAGAGTTTGGATATTGCTACACAAGCATGGGATGATAATAATGCGCTAACAAAAGAAGCTGAGCAAAGATACGAAACTTTAGAGAGCCGTATACAGATATTTAAGAACAATATTGCTGATTTTGGAATTTCAATATATGACAATATGCGGGAGCCGCTCAAAGTTGCGGTGGATGCGGGCATAGATGGTGTGGGGAGATTACAAGAAGCCTTTGAGTCAGGCGGAATAAAATCAGTGGTAGAAGAAGCGGGAGACATTTTTAATGATTTTTCCGATAAAGTCTCTGAGTCTAATGAAACAGTTGGTAATTTAGTTACTCCAGTAAAAAACATTGTAAATATAGGTGGCAATCTTGCAAAGGTAACATTTCCTGCAGTTGTAAAAGCGATTGAACTCTTCACAAAAAATATGGATGTTGCAGTGCCATTGGTTACTACTGGTGTGGTGGCATTAAAATCTTATAATTCAATAACAAAGGCAGTTACAACTGCTACGAAAGCTAATGCCGCAGCGACTACGATTTTGAACCGCATGGAAAAAGCTAATGCACTACAGACAGTTGCAATAAATGGCGGACTTACGATAAGACAGACTTTAATGGCACTATATAATGGGCAGATAGGAGTTACAACCGCACTTACCGGATTGTGGACAAAAGCACAAACTTCGTTGAATATAGCAATGAGTTCAAATCCTATAGGCATTGTAGTGACGGCAGTTGCCGCGCTTGCTGCAGGTCTTGGGGCTTATGCACTAATCACGGATTCAAGTGCCGAGAAAACGGACAAACACGCGAAAGAACAGGAAGAACTGCGTGAACGAGTTGAAGAAACTACAAAAGCTGTCAGAGAAGCAAAAGAGGCGCGTGACGAGGCTGTATCTGGCGTTTTGGCTGAATCAGCGCATACTCAGGAGTTAGCAGATGAACTTAGGGGAATCGTTGATGAGAATGGTCGAGTAAAAGAAGGATATGAAGCGCGAGCTGCATTTATCACTTCTACGCTGGCAGAGGCGCTGGGTATTGAGATAGAGCTTGTTGATGGACAAATTCAAGGGTACGAAGAATTAGCCGGGGCAATTGATAAGGCGATTGAAAAGAAAAAGGCAGAAGCTATATTAAGTGCTTATGAGGCAAGCTATAATGAAGCAATAAAGAACAGGAGCAATGCATTAAAGGACCTGCTTTCCAGTCAGGAAGCATCGGCAGAAGCCTCGAGCAAATTAGCTGAGAAACAGACTCAATTGGGAATAGCAAATGCAAAGGCGAGAGAAGAAGAAGAGAAATATGGTCAAGTCTCTGATGTTACTGCCGCGCTCCAAACTGGCGCCGCCTATGCTGTGGAAAAAGCAAAAGAAGCCTACGAAGAAGAACAAAAAGCCCTGCAGGAAGCAAGTGATAGCTACGAACATTATAATAGTACAATTCAAGCTTATGAGGGACTTAGCGCGGCTATAATTTCGGGAGATTCTGTTGCTATACAAGATGCCCTAATGGCTATCCAGACAGGATTTAAAACACATGGCCAAGCAACAGACCAAGAATTAAAAAATCAAGCTGTTAAAGCAGGAGAAAATATGGTCCTTCTTGGTGACGCAATTAAGAATGGAACCATAGCGGCAACAGACAGCGCCGTAACCGAATTTGCTAATATGTCAGCAATGAGCCTAGCAGAGCTTGCAAAACTACCCGGAGGAGCGGCTGCTGTTGCAAAAGACATAGACCCGGCCATGCTCGGACAACTGGCAGCGTTATCTGGCTCGCTGAATAATGAGTCGCGGGCCGCTGTAACAAGTTTCCTCGAAGGATTGAAGGGCGTAGATGAAGGGACTCGGAAAAAGTTTGAACAGGCTGTACAAGGTGCTATAGAAGGCTCTGAGTTTGGTGGTGAAGTTGCTGCAAAGGCAGATGAACTCGGATGCTCATATTTGGATGCGCTAGCTGCGGTATTGCAAGTCCATTCTCCATCAAGGGCCGTACATGATATATTCAGTCAAGTCGTACCCGGTGCGGTAGAAGGTGTAGAAGAGGGAAAAGAGGGCCTAATTCAAAAGGGAGTCGGACTTGTTACTGATTTCTTGAACGGACTCAAATCAAGCGGCGGTGAGTCAGAGGCACAAGGAATTGGCTCACGTATAATGCAGTTCTTTGGTATTGGGGCTGCATCGCAGGCAGGAAATTCAAAAGCGTCCGGAAAGGCTAATGCAGATGCGGCAAATGCTGGAGCTGGTTCTGTGAATCCGGTAAATACTGGTGGCATTTTTGGACGATTATTCAGTAGTGGAATATCTGGTATGTTGGGTTCTTCGCAAAATGCTGGGCGAAGCAATGCGGACGCAGCAAAACGTGGAGCAGGCTCAATAGACCCATCCACAACAGGTACTTCCTTTGGTGGCAGATATGCATCTGGAGTTAGTAGCAAATCTGGTGCTTCGCATAAATCAGGTCTGGAATTAGCGCAAAATGCAAATGACGGTGCAGGTTCTAAGGATAGTTATACAACGGGTTCCAACTTTGGTTCTGGATTTGTGCGTGGGATTGGTAGCTGGATATCAAGTGCGGCATCTAAGGCGGCAGAATTGGCAAAATCAGCGTTAGATTCTGCGAAGAGAGTACTTGGTATAGCATCTCCATCAAAAGAAATGAAAAAAGTTGGGCGATGGTATTCACAAGGATTTGGGTTGGGTATAAAGCAGGAATCAAAATCAGCCACAGATGCGGCAGAAGAGCTGTCCCAAAATACATTAAAAGCTATCAATATCAATGAAATCTCACAAAGATTAAAAGATATTGACGTACCTGATATAATGTCCCAGATATACGCTGTTGTGGAGGACCAGCATAAAATTGTAGCTGACAAAATCGTAGTAGAAATAGAAGCGAAAGAGTTGATGAAAGAGCGCAAGCAGGCTGATGAAATAAGCCGCAATGAGTCAGTACAGCAAGTAATAAATATTTATCAGCCAGTAAAATCACCTATTGAGACAGCTAGAGAGTTGAAAAAAGTCGGGAGGGAGATTGCGTTTGGAAAAAAACAATGAAATCATTTTTACATTTGACAATGGAAAGGAAGAGCTTGTTATCGATGGCTCTTCCTTTGATGTTATCGACTATGATGGGATTGAATCTACTGATTATGAAATAGTAACGGAAGATAATATCAACCATATCGGGGCAAGAGTAAAGAGAAAGAAATTGCTTAAGCGTCTTATATCAGTGGAATTTGATTATGTGGCAATCACATCAATTGAAGAGGTTGCGGCACAACGGCGTAGATTAACCAGATTTTTCACACCTTATTCAAGCGGTTTGCTTACCATTAAATTATTGGGCATTGATAGACAAATAGAATATGAGGTCCAAAAGTTTAAAATAAATAATAAAACAATTTGTGAACCATTATCCTGTCTTGTAGAACTTGTATGTGTTAACCCGGAATTATTATCTGCGGTAACTGTTGGGCAAAAAATCATGACACTTGTAGGAGGATGGAAATGGAAGTTCAGTCTCCCATTTAGGATGAAACAATATGGTCCATTGAAAAAGAACATATACATCGATGGAGATATGGAAACGCCGGTGGAAATTTACTTTCGGGGGCCAGCGGTAAATCCAATGATAAAGAACCATCGGACCGGAGAACACATAAAAATCATGAAGACATTAACGAGTAATGACACGATGTATATAAACACTGCGTACAGGCAGAAAACCGTCGAAATCGTCAATGGTAATGAGCGCGAAAACGCATGGGATAACTTGGATTTTTCTTCTAAATTTTTTTGGCTGTATCCCGGCGACAACATGATTGAATTTTCCGGTGATAGTGAACCGGAGAAGACGCGAGGTGTAGAAATATACTACCGGGAACGGTATCTTGGAATATAGGAGGGCATGATGCAGGAATGTGGATTTTTTAATGGTGATTATGAGTACGGACAGGATGAATTCAACCGGTACTTTGAGAACCTCTTCGAGAGTGGGGTCAGCATAGATGATAATGGTGAAATGACATTGAAGGTAACAGCAGGGACTAATGCGGTGACGGTATCGAAAGGTTTCGCTATTATCAAGGGATTCTATGATTATAATGATTCAGACTTGGTATTGCCAATTGTCCCAGACGCAAACTATGAAAGAATAGACCGTATTGTTGTGCGAGTGAACAGATTGTCCGGGCCAGTTGAGATAGTGGTTAAGGCGGGTGCGGCAGGGAGCAATCCTAAAGCACCCGAACTACAGAGAAGCGATAATGTGTGGGAAATATCCCTTGCAAAAATTAGCGTAAGGCCGAATGGAAGCGTTGAAGTAACGGATGAGCGTTTTGATAGTTCTGTATGCGGAGCCATCCGGCCGAAGAACCTTACCGAATACAAAGCTATGGTAACAGAATTTCAAAAACAATTTGATAAGTGGTTCGACGCACAGCAAGGGAAAGGCTGGCGGAATATCTTTATACAGCCGGATAACCCCGAAGGGAGCGTGACGGGAAGCATATGGATACAAGAGCAGTAAGATTTTACAGCCCAGACTTTCGGATGCTCAAAGAGGTAGACGATGCCGTTGTCATTTTTACAAAACGCTGGCATAGTTACGGTCAATTTGAAATCCATCTGGACCGGATGGAGGCATACATAAAAAAAGACAACCGTGTCCTGTTTGATGGTGATGAGTATAAGAATGGAATCATCAAATATATTTTCGAAGATACAGATGGGAGCGTTACGATTAAAGGCTTTACATTGTTGTGGCTCTTAAAAAACCGCATAACGGTTCCAGACGCTGGGAAGGACTATGTATACTACAATGCGCCCGTCGAGGATATCATGATAGATATCGTAAAAACAAATGCGGTGACTCCTGTCAACGGCAAGAGGAAACTGGAGCGATTTGAGGCTGTGGAATCCCTTGGGCGTGGGGAAAAAATGGCCTACCAGTCGAGTCATACGGAGCTTACCACTTGCTTAGAGGAGCTGTCAAAATATTCTATGCTTGGTGTGGCCGTAAGGATGGATATAAGGAATAAGAGATATGTATTCGAGGTGTTGGAAGGTACGGACCGAACAATACAACAGAAGGAACGCCCGCCTGTCGTATTCCGGGAAGAATACGATAATCTTAGTAATACCACTTATACAGTTAATGACAGCAACACAAAGAATTGTGCATATACTGCTGGGCAGGGAGAAGGAGCAGACCGGGCTATTTATATCGTTGGCGATGAGCTTTCCGGAGAGAGACGGCGCGAGGTGTATGTGGATGCAAGGGATGTAGAAGATGCAAGTGAACTTCCGGAGCGCGGTGCGGCAAAATTAGCGGACATGAAGCTTGAAGAGAATTTTGAATCCGAGGTTGATTCAGCCGATTACGGTAAAAAGTGGCAGCTAGGTGATATGGTGACCATTATCCATGAAGAGAGCGGCCTAACGCTGAATGATTATGTGGTTGAAATTGAGGAAACGATGGACAGGGATGGTTACAGTGTCATTCCAACCTTTGGGGTGCCAGAAAAGGGGCTTTCTTCTGGTAGTAGCAGTGGGGCGGGATTTGGCGGTGGAGGCGCAGGAGATGCGCGGTATATTTATACAAGGTCCGTTCCTGCAGAAGTATGGGAAATCAATCACAATCTGGGTAAATTTCCTTCCGTTACAGTAACAGACAGTGCTGGAACTATGGTCATGGGCGATGTTGTGTATATAGACAGGAACAATCTGAAACTTATTTTTATTGGCGGCTTCGCTGGCTTTGCGTACTTGAATTAGGAGGCATAGATGAAAAATTTACAAAATATTGATTTGAACAAAAATGAGCTGCAGAACGCCAGACTACAGAACCTTGCGGCGGCTCCCGAAAGTCCGGTCGAAGGACAATTTTATTTTAATACCATTGATAAAACAATGTATATGTTTGCGGGCGGGGTGTGGAAGAACGCACTATACTCCTACACAGGTGAGACATTCACGACCGCATTAAAACAAAAACTTGATGCAATTGCATCGGGGGCAACAAAAGTCGAAAAGTCTTTGACGAATGGGAATATAAAAATAAATGGTTCGGAAGTGGTTGTATATGCACATCCGGGAAGTGGTACAAACCCACACGGAACTACGAAAGGTGATGTAGGCCTAGGGAATGTACCTAACGTGGCTACGAACGACCAGACACCGACGTATACAGTGGCCACAGCATTAAGCGCCCTGACATCTGGAGAGAAGCTTTCAGCAGCCTTCGGGAAGATTGCAAAGGCGGTTACAGACCTGATAGCGCATCTGGCCAACAAGAGCAATCCCCACGGTGTTACTAAATCACAGGTAGGACTTGGCAGTGTGGAGAATAAATCCTCGGCGACAATATTGAATGAGCTCACAAAAGCAAAGATTGTTGAGAAATTAGGATTCACGCCGGCGCAAATCAATATCGGCGCTGATGCAGACAAGGGTACGGCAACCGGAAGCAAAATAGTGTATATAGCAGCCGATACGAAAAAAATCTGGTTAGATAATGCGGCTAATGCATGGGTGCAGGTAGGGGGGCAGGATACCATAGCGTGGGGGAGCATTACAGGCAAACCATCTACTTTCACTCCTCCAGTCGCTTCCTCCACACAACTAGGCGGGATAAAGGTCGGAGAGAATCTGTCCATGACAGGGGGAGTGTTGAGCGCAAATAACAACCCATCGAGCTGTCTTATCAAACAACAGCGGTTCGTGGCTACAGAGGGACAAAAAACATTCACGCTTACAAGCGGATATTACCAGCCGGGACACGGCGGGCTTTCTGTGTTTATAAATGGCGTAAAACAAAGCTCTGGAATCTTCGTAGAAACTTCAAGTACGGTGTTTACTTTGAAAAGCGGGGTAAATGCAGGCGATGTTATACTTGCGGAGTATATGCAGTTAATTAATATAGAACCGTATCCGGTGCACGGCGCAGAACATATAGCCGGAGGGGCTGACCCAATACCAAATGCGACGGGAAGCGCCGCTGGCTTGATGAGCAACACAGATAAGACAAGAGTTGATAATCTCTATAAACGGATTGCCGCATTTGCGGTTACAACTGGGACAACGAGCGCGTATAAGGCATCTGTTCCGGGGGCCGCACTGGTGTCAGGAACGATGATTATTTTGATGTTCAACGCCGCAAATGCCGCAAATGCGACACTCAATGTCAATGGTCTCGGTGCAAAGCCAATCTATTATAAGGGAGCAGCAATACCAGCTAGCCGCGCGCCGGCAAATGCAGTCATACAACTCTTGTATGACACGACGCAGGTTAGTACTGGAGCATGGCATCTGGTCTATAGCTATGACAGTAATACGACGTATTCCCTCGCAACAGCAAGCGCGAACGGATTGTTGAGTAAGGAAGACTTCGCAAAATTGGCGAAAGTGTCAGCGGCAGAGATGGATTGTATAGCTGGCGTGACATCAGATATACAAACACAGTTAAATGGGAAAGCGGCATCGAACCACGGGAATCACGTACCTGCCGTACAAACAGCAGATGCACGAAAGTTCTTGAGAAATGATAATACATGGCAAAGCCTTCCGGCTGGCACTACTGGACAGACAGGAATTGTACAACTAAATGATAATATTAACAGTACATCGGTAGCGCAGGCGGCAACTGCGAACGCGGTGAAGAAAGCTTATGATAAAGCAAACCATAGTCATCCATATATAGCGACTTCGCAGAAAGGTGCTACAGGGGGCGTAGCTGAATTGGATGCTGCGGGAAAAGTACCAGCGTCTCAGTTGCCTAGTTTTGTCGATGATGTTATAGAAGGATATTTGAGCGGAGGAAAATTTTATAAAGAGTCTGCGCACACGACAGAAATCAGTGCAGAAGCTGGAAAAATTTATACGGACCTTTCCACCAATAAGGTCTATCGATGGTCTGGTAGTGCTTATGTAGTCATTTCGGATACTATTGCGTTAGGAGAGACAAGCTCTACAGCATACCGCGGTGATAGAGGCAAAATAGCTTATGACCATAGTCAGCTCAAATCCGGGAATCCACATGGAGTGACAAAAACAAACGTAGGTCTAGGCAACGTCCCGAATGTGGCTACGAACGACCAGACACCGACGTATACAGCTACGACAACACTTTCTGCGTTGACATCCGGAGAGAAACTATCGGCGGCATTTGGTAAGCTTGCTAAAGCTGTAGCAGACCTAATTACGCATCTCGCTGATACGACAAAACATATCACGGCGGCGGAACGTACTACATGGAACGCTAGGACAAAGAAATACAGCGCCGATATTGGGAATGGTACGGCCACGGAATTTACGGTCACGCATAATCTTGGTACGCAGGATGTGACTGTCATGCTTCGGGAGAAAGCATCGCCATATGAAATGGTTCTTTGCGATGTACAGATAACAAGTACATCCGCAATCAAACTGCTTTTTGCTGTAGCTCCTTCGGCGAATCAATACCGGGTGACGGTTACTGGATAGGAGGTATTATGAAAGGTCTTTTTAAGTATCTTAAGGTTAATGGATATGACGTGTACCATAAAGGTAATAAGCCTACGCCCGCAGAGATTGGAACTTACACAAAAAATGAAATAGATTCAAAAATTACAAGCAGTAATGGAACTAAAATAACAGTATCCACAGAACCGCCTACTACTCATGTGGTAGGCCAAGTGTGGTTACAGATTTAACGGAGGTAATACTAATATGGGAGCAATAAAAAAGAGTAAATTTAAGGTGGATAATGGTACTGATTTTGACACTATACACTTTGAAACATCATCGGAACAGATAACAGATAAGATTGTTTCGGTGGATGATTTGGAGCTTGTAACAGAACCGGGGTTTCTGGTTGATGCTCTGGTAGCTAAGCGGATAAATAGCAATTTAACGGCTTTAAATAATAATTTAGGATATGAATTAGGAAGTAGCGGATATACATATTATAAAAAG